ACAGCCGGGTCCAGCCGGAGGTGATGTCCGGGGTCGGGGTGCCCGCGTCGGTGCCCAGGCTGCCGCTGGCACCGATCCAGACCAGGTCGAGCTGCACGTTACGGGCTGCGCTACCACGCACGTAGGCCGAGCCGATCCAGTTCTGCGCACCGAGCGCCATCGTGTGCCGGGCCCCGACGTCCTGCGGCGGGTGGTACACCGAGGCGGAGCCGTTGGCGGCGCCGGTCCAGAAGTAGTCGGTGCCGCTGGCACCGGAGAACGCGGCGGTCGACTCCGACCCCAGGCACAGCACCACGTTCCGGATCCGGAAGTTCGCGGACCCGGTGGCTGCGGTGCGCTCGGCACTCAGGTAGATCCGCAGCTGGGTGGCACCAGTCGGAATCCTGAACGACACCGGGGTCTTTCGGACAACGGTGGTGGAATAGTTGTCACCGAGGACCTGGTCGTCCCCGACCTGGACGTCGTTGGCGTTGTAGTACCGGATCATCGCGCCGAGGTTCTTCACACCGGTCGACCCGGTCAGGTCGTAGGCGATGTGGTAGCTGGAGCCTGCGTCCACAGCGAACGCGGTGGAACGGACGTAGCCGCGCATCCCGATCGGCCCGGTCTCGAGCGGGGTCTGCATCGCGTTCTCACCGGCGTTGACCACCGGCGGGTTGCCGTTGTACGCCTCGGCCCAACCGGCTACACCGGTGGAGTTCACGTTGTGCAGCGGGTAGGTCGCCAGGTTGGTGCGCTGCGGCAGCGACTGCATCCGCATCGAGAAGCCACCGGACTGGTGCTGGGTGCTGTCCCTGGTCAGCTGGGTGTAGGAGGTGTCGACGGTCCAGTCGGTGGTGGATTGCTCGAACGACGGGTTGGTGACCCGGTTGGTGCGGGTGCCGGTCGGGATCCCGGAGTTGATCCAGCCCGCGTCGGGGTGGACGACGGTGAGCTTGTCGGCCACCGTCCAGTCGGGACGGGTGATCGGCAGCATCCGCTTCGCCAACTTGTTGGTGCCGACGTAGAACAGGCGCAGCATCGCGCCGGCGTCGGACAGCGCGAAGATCTTGTTGTCGATCTGCAGGTACTTCACGTACTGGGTGGTGGCACGCAGGTTGATCCCGGAGTCACCGACCTCGCCTTGTGGGATCGAGAAGCCTGCGGCGGTGAGGCTGAGGACGACCTGGCCGGTGGGTGTCTGTGCCAGCACCCGGAAGCCGACGGTCTGGTCGGCCTCGCGGACGGCGAACAGGTACGCCTTGGACCCGTCGTTGAGGAAGAACGCCTCGTGCGACCCGACGACCGGCATGTTGTAGGCGACGCCGACCGGCTGCGCGTCGGTCGGTGCGGTGGCGTACGACAGATACCGGAGACCGGGCCGGACCCGGACCGACCCGTCCCGGTTGACCATCGTGTTCTCCATGATCCGCAGGGAAGTCGAATCGGAGACGCCCGGCGGGTACGCCGTCGACCAGCCGGAGAACTGGCGCAGATAGGCGCGGGCCAGTGGCCGGTCGATCGGCGCCGGAATCTTCATCTTCGGAGGCACGGGCTACCTCCGACGCTCGTCGCTGTGCGGATGCTCGTGGAAGAAGTGCGGCGCCACCAGACCGGACTGGACGGGAACGAAGAACTCGTTGAGGTACGGGGAGTCGGTGTTGCGGTCGTCACGCTCGATGACCTGGTACATCAGGTCCTTGTACTGGGCCTCCAGGGTCTGCACCCGTGGCTGCATCACCGGGTCGGTCTGCGCGTAGTAGAAGGAGGCGCGCACCGTGATGATGTCAGGGTAGGAGAAGTCGATCGGCTGGTCCCGGATCGCCGGGTCCACCGGGACCGCAGGCTGTGTCGGATCCTCCGGCTGCGCCGGTAGCCGGAACATCACCGGCTCCCGCATCACCGGGATCTGGATGTCGAGTCCGCCTTCCCACTCATACAGCGGACGGGAGAAGGTGATGGTGTTGCGGGTCACCGCACACCACAGCCCGGTGCGTCCGATGTACTTGTGCAGGGCGTCACGCGGCAGCACGTACGCCCAGGTGACGACGGTGCCGTCGGTGTCGACCAGGCGCACCGAGTCGTCACCGACGACACGGGGCCGGGAGTCCGCCGGCAGCCACACCTCGGTGTCACCGGCGACCGAGGTGCCGCCCGACATCAGGGTGGAGTAGTAGGACCACTCGTGCTCCAGGGCGTTGGAGCGCAGCGCCCGGTTCAGCTGCCGGGTGACTGCGATGTACCTGTCGAGGGTCGGGTCGTAGGTCAGGTCGAGTCCGGTGAGGTTGGACAGCACCTCCTTGACCGCCTCGTCGAGTGTGTAGACGAGCTCGGGGTTGATGGAAGCGGTCATGAGGCGTCCTCCCAGCCACGTAGCGTCGCGCCCTCGGGCCTGCGGTAGCTGAGCACGGTGTCGGCGTCGGCACGCACGTCGTTGTTGAGGTCGCCCTCGATGCGTCCGGCACCGGACCAGTTCTGGATCCGGTTCGGGATGCCCGGATCCTTCCAGGCTTTGCCGGTGGCGAGCGACGCCCCGGTCTGTGCGGCCTTGGCCCGGCGGGTCGCCTGGTTCTGCCGGTGCTTGGTCTTCTTCGAGCCGACCATCTCCTGGGCGTTGCCGAACGCCTCGGCCTGCATGCCGTAGGTGTTGGCGAGCTGGGTCAGGGTCTCCGACCGGTGGGCGTAGTAGTCAGTCCACTGGCCCTCACGGTCGGAGTTGGCCTGCCCGTAGAGGTTGGCTCGAGCGGTCAGCGTGTCGGTGTTGAGGTCGGTGCGCTGAGTGTTGATCGAGGTGAGCGTGTCGTAGAACGCACGGGTGGTGGACGACTCGTTGGCGTTCCAGTTCCGCAGGCTCATGCCCTGGGCTCGGAGCATGTCGGTCTCACCGGCTCCGTTGGCGGTGGCCTCGCTCAACGCGTTGGCCCGCTCACGGGACCGGTTGGAGAGGTTGTCGAAGCCCGCGGCGTTGATCGTCTTCTCGTTGTCCTCGGCCATCGTCCGAAGGTCACCGACGCGGTTGCGGTATCCGCGCATCAGGATGGCGTCGCGCTGCCCGGTGCGGAACGTGATGTTGGCGAGACGCTGGTCGAGGGCCTGCCGGAAGCCGTGCTTGCCGAGCGCGATCCGCAGCGCAGCGGCCTGCTCGCCCAGCGTCTTGGCCTGACCGAGGTACTTGGTCGCAGCCTTGCGCTTGGCCTGCGCAGCTTGCCGGTCGGCCTTCACCTGGGCGGCGTGCTGTGCCGCGAGGTACGGGTTGCCGCCGCCACCGGTGCCGTTGCCGGTGCCGCCACCGCCTCCGGGCGGGTTCGAGCTCGGCGGCGGGTTGACGTGCGGTGTCGGCGGCGGGCCGGACGGCCTGGTCGGGATCGAGTTGCTGCGCTCGCTAGTACGCATAGCCGTTGCCTCCCGATGCCGGGGGCTGCTGCGGCTGCGGCTGCGGCGCCGGCTGCGGTGTCGGAGTCTTGTCCCCGGTGCCGCCCTCGAGTCCGAGCATCTGCCGGAACTGGTCCGGCGTGTAGTGCTTGGTGGCGGTGTTGCCGCTCAGCGGGAGGTTGTACAGCTCTGCGTCCCTCGCCCGCTGATCGGCGTAGTTCATGAAGAGATCGTAGTCACCGGGAGCGAGCTGGGAGTTGATCGCTGCGAGGATCTTGTCCTTCTGCGCGGCGTACTGCGGCTGGCTCAGCGCCTCGAAGGAGTTTCGGAAGAACACCGACCTGGGGTCGTCGCCCCAGCCGGGGCCGGTCATCTTGGCTCCGACCGGTGTGCCGCCGAGCCGGGTGACGATCGGGTTGCGGGCGGCGAGTGCCTCGGGTGAGACGGAGCGCAACGTCTGGTTGCCCTTGGCGAGCGCGTCCTCGAGGTCGGCGGTGTTCTCGGCCAGCACCTTGGTCAGCTGGTAGCGGTCCAGCTGCGCGGGGTTCGCCTGCGCCTCGTAGGCGATCGGCCCCTCGATGTCCTTGATGTGGCGGAGGTCGTCGGTGGTGATCGCGGCGTTGAGGTGGAGGAAGTCGTCCAGGTCTGCGGTGTGATCCTTGAAGTCGATCTGCTTCAGCACCGACAGGGTCTCGGGTGCGAACATCTGTGAGCCGTGGTCCTCGCCGAACATCCGCTGCACGGTGGCGTCGTAGGTCGCCTGCTGCTGGGCGTTCGGGTCGTAGGTGCTGACGTTGGCCCGGTCCTTGCGGACGGCCTGAACCAGCATCGTGTTGAAGTCGACGGCTGCCTTCTGCTTCTCGGGCAGCGCGTTGTACTCGGCCCACGACAGCTTGTCGATGTCACCGACGCCGACGCCCTGCGGCTTGTTCGGTGCAACCGGGCCCTGCACGTTGGCACCGATGGCCTGCTCGCGCAGCGCCCGTGCCTTGGTGGCCAGGTCGATCCTGGCCTCGTCGACGGCCTGAGCCGGGCCGGGCCGGAACTGGGTGGCAGCCGGTTCGCCCTCGAGGTTCAGCTGGACCGGGGGCGCGGCGACCCCGTTGACGATGGACTGGTACTTGGCGAGGTCTTGCGGGTCTGCCTTCTTCTTGGCGATGGCCGCGGCCAACAGCTCCTGCGCGGTGGCGACCGGAGGGCGGGCGACGCCGGCGATCTTCGGGATCAGGTCGGCCTGCGGTGGCGGTTCGGCGGACGCCATGATCTCGTTGAGATCGGCCTGCGGGATCAGGCCCTGCAGTCCGGCGAGCTCGGCCTGCTCCCCGGTCAGCTGCTTCGGCTGGTTGGTGAGCAGCTTCTCGATGTCGAGGTGCGGCGTCGGGACCGCGCTCTGCCCGGAGACGGAGCCGGCGGTGCCCGCTGCCACCGCACCGGTGGGCACCAGGGACGCCAGCCAGTTCGCCAGTGACGTGCCGCTGGTGGCCGGTGTCGGCTGCGGCGCCTGCTGCACGGGTGGTGCGCTGGCCTGCGCGAACCGTTCCCAGGGCAGCAGCTTCGGCTGACGCTGCGGCACATGCCGCTGGACGTCAGGGTTGTTCGTCAGCATCAGGCGTCTCCTCCGCGATGCGCTCGCCGCCACCTGCGGCGGGAACGTTGGCTGCCGACTGGAAGCCGAGATAGCCGCCGATCACGACGAGTGCTTCGTTGATCTTGGCGTAGTCGAGATCGACGCCGAACAGCGCGAGCAGTCCGACGACGACCACGATCAGGGCGTACACCAGGAGAATCCCTTGGCGTACCTTCGGCGGGATCGACTGCAGCCACGCCGTGATGATGCTGACGGGGTTCATCAGACCGGAGTCTGCGCTGTCGCACCGGTGCCACAGTTCTTCCAGACATCGGTGGTGAGCGGACCCGCCGCGCACAGCAGGATGCCGGTGGTGCTGTTGAACACCAGCTTCCCGATGTACTTGTTCCGGGTGTTGACGACGTTGGCCTTGTCGGTCAGCGCGACGGTCGTTGACACCACCGGCATGTACTTGGCGGCATTCTTGGTGTTGATGTCGGGCATTGCGTTTCTCCTTCGTTGGGTGGTGCCTAGGTCTTGATGATGAAGTTGAAGGCGATGTTCGGCATCGCCGTCGTCCCGTCCGAGGAACCGGTTTGCAGCGCGGGCCCGATGTTGTGAGTGTGGCTTGCACCAGTCGCGGTCGTGGTACCGGTGGTGGTCGAACCACCAACCGCCGTGATCTTGACCGACGAGCCGGTCGTCGGGGCGTTGGAGACGGAGTTGATGTCAAAGGTGTGCGTGTGACCCGAGCCGGTGCCGCCCGCGCTGCCACCGTGGTCATGCTGAGGTGTCCGGTTGAACGGAGATGCCACCTGGTCGGAGTAGCCGAGGACCACCGCTGAACCAGGTGTGACACCCCACGGGAACCGGCGCTGGGTGTCGGGCAGGTTGAACGTGGTCGACCCGTCACCTGTCCCCCACGTAGTACCGATCACCGCGAACAGCGCAGCGTACGTAGTCCGGGAGACCGCCTGACCTTGACAGACCAGCCAACCAGTCGGCGCAGAGGTGCCTGCGTACATCTGGACCACGCCTGCCGGAACGACCGCACCACCGGAGGCGAGAGCCACCTGAGCATCGACGTACTGCTTGGTCGACGCCTCCATCGCTGCCGCCGGATCCGCCGGCAGCACGATCGGGGTCAGGGACTTACGGCTCATCCAAGCACCACGATCTGGTAGTCACCGGCAGCCGGTGCGGTGGTGAACCGGACGGTGACCTGGGTGGTGGAGGTGTGCTCGACGTCGCACTCGACCTGGTCGAACGGGGAGGCGATCCGGTACACCTGGACGATCACGTCCTTGGTGTTCAGGTTGTGGGTGACGACGGTGCTGACCGCTGCGGAGCAGGCCACGGCGAACCGCTTGGCACCGATCGCCGCGTCCTGAGCGTCGACGTACGCCTTGTTCGCCACCTCGGTGGCAGTCGCCGGGTTCTGCGAGACGGTGATCTTCGGGGCGCTCAGGGACAGCGTGTACCCGGCTGCCGCGAACAGGCTCACCAGGCTGTTACCGGGGTCGCAGGTGAGGTAGGAGTAGTACGCACCTACGGCATTGGTGAACCCGTAGCGGTCCCCGTACATCCGGGTCTCGAGGTTCTGGACAGTGTCCATCGTCTTGAAGTGGTTGCCGGCGCCACCCATCGACAGGGTGCCGGTCATCGAGTCGCCGGGAACGTTGACGTAGGTGGCGTCGTGGTTGTGGTCGGACTTCGCCGCGGTCGAGGCGGAGCCGGTGCCCGCGTAGTTCACGCTCAGCAGGTCGGCGGCTGCGGTCAGCGAGGCGTCCGGCTGCACGTTGATGGTCTGCCCCGACTGGGTCAGGCCGTTGCCTGCGACCACCGCACCGGCGGAGGAGAACTGAGTCCAGGTGATCGGGGTGGTGCCCAGGGTGCCACCGGCGTCAGCGGTGCTGACCCAGCCGGTGTCGGCGTTGACGGTGCCGCGCTCCACGAACACGAACGCGCCAGGCACCTCGAGCCAGTTGTCCATCTCACCGTCGCGCTGCAGCACCCACGGCGGGGAGTTGGTGGCCCAGTAGATGCCGTTCTCAGCCGGGGCGGTCTGGTTCTTGACCAGCACCCGCATCCCCTCGGTCAGGGCGACACCGTCGATGGTGGCGGGAGAGACGTTGGACAGGACGATGTTGCCGACGGTGGCGCAGACCACGCTGGACTTCGCGTCCAGTCCGCGTGCCACATCGTCGACGTACTGCTTGTTGGCGGCGTCGGTGTTGACCGACGGGTTGGCGAGGCCGGTGATCTTCTTGGCGTTCCACGGAACATCGCCGGTCGGAACCGCCAGTGAAGAGATCGAGATGGCCGCGTGCGCGGCTGCGTCGTGGGCCGGATTGCCGTGCTTGTGGTCGGCGCGCGACGTCGATGCGGAGGCACCGTCGGTGGACGCGGAGCCGAACACAGTCTCCGGTGCCACCGAGCCGTAGCCGGGGAAGCCGGTGCCGCCACCGGCAGCCGAGACCCAAGACGTGCCGTTGTACCAGTAGAGGGTGTTGTCGACGGAGCCCATGTAGATCTGGCCCTTGACCGGTGAGCTCGGAGCGGAGGCCAGGTTCTGCACCACCGCGTTCTGGAGCTCGTTCTTGGTCAGGTCCAGTGCGGTCAGGAACTTCCGGCTCATCGTGGGCTCCTAGCTCAGGTACGCGACACCGCTGAACGCGGCAGAGAAGTGAAGGGTCAGCGAGTTGACGTTGGTGTAGGTGATGTCGCCTTCGACACTGGTGCCGGCTGAGTCGACGACGGCGACGTTCGGGTTGAACCCGAGGTTGTGGGCGACGACCCAGTTCGCGGAGACTGCGCCCTGGTTGTGGGTGTAGACGCCGCCGGTGCCGGAGCCCGGTGGTCCTTGTGGTCCGGGCGGGCCGTCGGGTCCGGGTGGTCCCGGCGGGCCGGGGACATCGGACGGCGGACCTGCCGGACCACCGGGTGGCAGCCCGAGCTTGAGGACCTGGTACGGGTAGTCGTTGACGATCTCGGCGTACGGTGCCTCGCCGGGCGCCAGGATGGTGACCGGCGCTGCTTCCAGGACCAGTCCGGCCAGGTGGTTCACCACCACCGAGACTGAGTTGTTGTTCAGGATCTTCGCGGTGATCGAGCTC